AGTGACCAACTTTAATGTGTCAGGCACTGCTGGAAACTTGGTCACTTTACAAAGCACAACTTCAGGTACTCAATTTACTTTGAGCAAGGCAAGTGGTACCGTAAGCCGAGACTATTTGAGCATAAAAGATTCTAATGCCACAGGTGGAGCAACTTGGTACGCTGGTGCAAATTCAACCAATGTATCAAACAACTCAGGATGGACGTTCACTGCGCCGCCCGCACCAGGTTCCTATGATCCAACAAGAATGCTTGCATTTTTCTTCCCATAAATTTTTTAGCCTAATAAACTAGCAGTTAAATACTGCATGAAAATTGCAATCATTGACATAATTGGTATCCCATACGATGGTACCACAGTATTCAAACAGGGATTGGGTGGTAGCGAAAGTGCTGTTACCCTAATGGGCAAAGAGCTAGCCTCTTTGGGATTTGAAGTTACTGTATTCAACAACTGTATTGACCACGCCCAACCCGGCGTCTACGATAGGGTAACTTACAGACACTTAAATGATTTGGCACAGGATCATTATTTTGATGTTGTAATCAGTAGCCGAACAGTTATCCCATTTGTCGATCCTAGTAACTACGATAGATTGACTGACCGCCGTGCCTGGCCTTATCACAGCATGAATCTATATGACAGGATACTGAGCAAGGCTAAAATGCGTATCCTTTGGATGCACGATACATTCTGTTTGGGTGACTTGTTGATTGAAGAACTGGCACTAGCAGATCGCATCACAGATATCTTCACACTCAGCGACTGGCATACTACCTATGTGCTAAACTGCGATCATGGCAAGAGACGTAACTTTGAAGTACTCAAACGTAAAATCTTTATCACACGCAATGGTGCATATAATTACAATTCAGAAGTAGACATCAAGGCCAAAGACCCCAACCTGTTTGTCTATAATGCAAGTGTTACCAAAGGCATGATACCTTTGGTTAATCTTATTTGGCCACGTGTCAAGCAAGCAATACCTTCAGCACAGTTAAAAATTATCGGCGGGTTCTATAAATTCAGTGAGAAGGATGAACCAGATCAGCAGGAGAAGGATTGGCGCAACATGGCCTTTGATCCTGCTAACGCTGAGAAAGGCATAGAGTTCACAGGCATTATTCCCCAAAATGAAATTGCTCAGGTACTGAGCAAAGCCAACTTTATGATATACCCGTGTGCTTTTCCCGAAACATATGGAATCAGCACACTAGAAAGTCTGCTATATAATACACCCAGTATCACATGCAGATTTGGTGGCTTGGAAGAAATTGCCGTTGAGAAAGCCTGCTACTTGATTGATTATGCAATCGAGCCTAACAGCCTATTCCAACACATCGACACTCCTAGTCAAGTAGACAAGTTTGTTAGAACGGTGGTAGATGCATATCACAATAGATACCTACATCAACAAAAACAATACTATTGCAACATCATCAAAGACATTGCTGGTTGGGACAGTGTAGCACGTCAATGGCGTCAACACATTTTTAGTAAGTGCGGAGAATACTTACCTGCACATCAGTATAGAGAAGTTAGCAAAATCAATCGCAGACTACATAAGATTTATGGACGTAGGTATCATAATACTGTTGAGCTAGAAGATTATAAAAGCAACAAAGAACAAAAGATTGTTGTTATCAGTCCATTCTATAACTGCGAACAATATATCGAACGTTGTATCAAGAGCGTGGCACAGCAAGACTACGACAACTATCACCATATCCTAATTGACGACTGCTCCACTGATAGAAGTCAAGCAGTGGCAGTTGAGGCTATCTATAGATTACCCAAAGCAGTATTTGACAAATTTACTGTTATACAAAATACTACGAACAAAGGCGCAGTACGTAATCAAATTGAAGCCATTAGAAGATTGACAGATGACGACACTATTGTTATATTGCTGGATGGAGATGATAGTCTAGTTAATGATAATACCATATTCAGTTACTACAATACTATATATGATGGCTCTACAGAGTTTACATATGGTAGCTGTTGGAGCATGGTTGATAATATTCCTCTGATTAGCCAGCCTTATCCTGAAGATGTCAAACAACGTAAGGATTATAGGAATCATCACTTTAATTGGATACTGCCCTACACCCACTTACGCACATTTAAAAAGCGTTTGGTAAATTCGTTGACTGATGATTTGTTTACAGATGACAATGGCAACTGGTACAAAGCCGGAGGAGACGGCAGTGTGTTCTATGCTGTGATTGAAGCCGCTGATCCTAAGAAAATCAAATGCCTACAAGACATTGTCTACAACTACAATGACATTAATCCACTTAACGACTACAAAGTAAATGGGGATGAGCAGAATCGAGCAGCACGTGATATTGTTGCTAAACGTAGAATAGAAAAGTACAGCGTCATTGTTCCTACCATGTGGCGAGTAGCTGATCAGTTTGTGGATTTTGTACATACCTTATGTGATTGCGAACACGTAGGCGAGATATTAATCATCAACAATGATGACTCAAAAACTCCTGAGGGACTACACCATCCCAAAGTAAGGATGTTCAATCCGGGCCATAATACCTTTGTAAACCCTGCATGGAACTTTGGTGTTGGGAATTCAACCTATGACAGGATATGTATATTAAATGACGATGTGGTATTTGACACAGCACTATTTGATAGACTACAAAACATGCTAACGCCCAGCAACGGTCTCTTTGGATTGTGCCCAGGCATAGATGTATTTGATCAAATACCTGTAACAACTAAAACGATTGACATTGTGCCATGGGATCAGGGCAAGCACACATATGGATTTGGATGTTTGTTCTTCTTCCACAAATCAGTATGGACACCCATCCCAGCTGGCTTAGACATTTACTTTGGCGACAACTTTATATTTGATCTTCAACTGGCACAGGGTAGGAAGAACTATCTAATTGCCAATATGGATTTCTACACACAGTTTGCGGCAACTACCAGTGATCAAAGTATAACCAACGGTGCGTTAGAAAGAGAGCGAGTTATATACAATCAAATACATAGTCGATTGTATGATATCGCAGCTACATTGACTGCTCCTAAACCCAAGCAAGAAGACAAACCATTTAGAGATAAAAAGCGTATCCTAATTGGTATACCTACTGCTAAAAATATTGAGACAGATACCTTTAAATCCATTTATGATTTAGAAATTCCCGACGGATACGAAGCAGACTTCCAATACTTCTATGGATACAACATTGACCAAGTGCGTAACTTAATCGCACACTGGACAGTGGGTGGCTACGAGTATCTATTCTCAGTGGATAGTGATATTGCTTTTGAGCGTGATACATTAAAGAAACTATTAGCACACGATAAAGATGTGGTTAGTGGATTGTACATACAACGTAAAGTGGGTCAGCATACCTTAGAGATCTATGAGGACAACGGCCGTGGCGGGGTGAGTAATATGCCCTACGAACGATTGAAGGACCGTGGTCTAACACAGATTGCAGGATGCGGCTTCGGTTGTGTCCTGGTCAAGAAAGCAGTGTTTGAATCTGTGGGATACCCACAGTTTGAATATCATAGTGCCATCAATCATGCTAACACTATATCAGAAGATGTGGACTTTTGTAGAAAGGTTCTGGCCAAGGGATTTACAATTTGGGCAGATCCTAGCATACAGTGCCGCCACATTGGCAACTATACATTTACTGTAGACAATAATATACGAGCACAATTAGCTCCAGTGGCTAGTCCAGTAGAAGATAGACTCAGACTGCTATCCAGTAAAAAACTGATGCCCAACATTCATGTAGAGTATCTAGCTAGGCTGCGAGATCAATATGGATTTACACCCACAGTAGCCTATGACATTGGTGCGTGTGTATTACATTGGACTGATGCGGCTACGACAGTATGGCCTTCCACAGACTATGTGGCTTTTGAAGCCATGGACTCCACTGAGTTCTTGTACAAAGAGCGCGGCATGAAATACAATATTGGATTGTTAAGCGATGTTGATGGCAGGGAATTAGACTTCTATCAAAATAATGAGAACCCTGGTGGTAATAGTTATTACAGAGAAAACAGCGAACTCAGCAGTGGTGCAGATATATTGTATACCGAAGCGCATCGACGCAAGCTACGATCTACTACTGTAGATTCTGCTGTCTTAGCCAAACAGTTGCCAAAGCCAGATTTAATTAAAATAGATGTGCAAGGTGCAGAGTTGGATGTGCTCAAAGGCGCAACTGAAACTCTAAAAACTGCTCGCCATGTTATATTAGAATTGCAGTCAGTAGAGTATAACAAAGGCGCACCTTTGAAAGACTCTATCATATCGTATATGGATCAAATTGGCTTTGATTGCAAGGGCATGTTCTGCAACAACGGTCCAGACGGTGACTATCATTTCGTGCGTAGATAATATAAATACTGGTACAGTAGGCTACAACATTATTGCAGAGAGATTGTTGTAAGGAGTAAGCAATGGAAAACAATGACACAACGTATCAAAGACTAAAACCCAAATGTGTCTGCTGGTGTACTGCACACTGCGGATTTAGTTGTATGACTGACGGCTGTAATTGCACAGACTGTGAGTGTTCTGATTGCCTGGACAAGAATGTCAACCGTGGTTATAACTGATAATCAGTTTGATTCTAATCCTTACTGGTCTAACCCTGTAGAAAAAATACTGTATCAACCTACCGCAGAAGATGTAGCATTGTTTGATCAAAACGGCTACGATCTAACTGATCTAGAAAAGCACTATGCCTACAGTAATTGGTCAAAACCTAAACAGCATAGAGAACATCGCGTAGCACTTAAGCAGGCCTGGTTCACACAAGATCACAGGATAGAAGGTGTTGTGCTTAATCACAGTTTATTGTTTGAGCGCAAAGCCTATGCAGGTGCTGCCCTAGAACAATTACAGCACTGGGCTCAAGAATTGCCCTTGCTGCACAAGATCATAGCCATGCGCCCTAAGTGGGGATTAGACTTTTCAATGGACTACGCCGATCGAGCCGGCAATGTTTTTGAGTTATTGCACTGGGAATATGATGGGTTTGATTACGGAGAAATATGCGCAGTTAAAGAGTTTATAGAACCTAAAATATTAGCGATCAATTGGGACGACGCAGCTAGAGATTTGATTAAATACAAAGACAGTTGGCATCACTTAGATTTCTTTGCGCAGAGTGCGTGGAAATGCAATTACTTTGAGATACCAAACGAACGATTTAAAATGGTCATATGGAATTAAAATGAAAAAATTATTATTGATATTACTAGCAGTACCGATGTTGGCATTTGCACAAAAGCTGCCAAAAAACTCAGCTACTTATGATGCACAGGTTTTAAGGGTATCAGATGGTGACACTATTGTTATCTCTGCTCCGTTCTTGCCTGCACCACTTAAGCCAGAACTTGCGGTACGTATCTATGGTGTGGACACTCCAGAAAAAGGACACCGCGCATAGTGCCCACAGGAAGACCAACGAGCTCAGATGGCCAGCAAATGGACCACACAGCTGATCTCACAGGGCGGTAAAATACAGGTCACACTGTATGCCTGGGACAAGTTTGGCGGACGGGTACTGGGTGATATCATCGTTAACGGACAGAGTGTTCGTGCTGGACTAATACAGAATGGTCTAGCTCGTGAATACTACGGTGATGCCAAACAATCTTGGTGTAACTAATATGCGTATAGAAAGCTGTAAAATATTTGCTGAACTTCTTGAAGGCTATGTCAACGAAGACAGCACCTCTATGAATCTCATAGCAGGTTCGCCAGGCGGT